GCTGGGTCACCTGCTTGTTTACTTAACTGTCCAGAAGAACCTAATAGACTTTGAGCTCCTGCGGCGCGAGACGCCTTGTCTGCCTGCGCAGCCTCGTAGTCTATTCCTGCAAGAGCACTAGCAAGGTTAGCATCTCTTTCTTGATTAAGCAATCCTGCACGGGCCCCGCCAATTTGATTAGAGGAAGCTAATTGAGCACCAATAGGGGCAAAGGCCCCTTGCGCATCTCGGATGGCCTTAGTACGAAGAGCTTCTGTACTAGTAGGGCTAAACGCTACGGTGCCCGTAGCTTGTTCTTTAAATACATCTTGACCTTCTACCCCAGCACCATACTGATTAGCGGCTAAATTACCTGCTTGAGTTAAAGCATCAATCCCTGTTTTTTGTGCAGGATTTAAACCTGCTACTTTACTAAGATCCCCTTCGCTGTAGGCGGCAGAAGCTTCTCCTGCTGCTTTTTCAATAAAAGGTTTGTACCAATCAGGAATTGACTCTACTGTTTCGCTACCTCCGCCCCCTTTAAATGTCATAAGACCAGAAGATCTAGGGTGTATGTGACGCATCGGCGAGAAAGGGTTATATAAACTATTACTCATTTTTTAACTCCATCGAGTGTACCACGTACACCTCTTTGTATTTTTCGTTTTTGGATCCTGTTAGTTTACCTAGAATCCTAGACCAGCCTTTTCTACCATACATTTCAATGCGTCTGCATCCTTGACGTCTAGCATAATCTTCTATAGTGTGATGAGCTTCTTTATAGGTATCCCATCTGTTACCATTAATTCCTGTTGTTGTTATTAGATGAAGAGATTTATGTGTAGCATAAGTATTAATTTTAGTTACACTAACATTTATAATCTCGTTATCTTTTTGAACTACCCAACATTGATAATAATTAGTATCTTGTAGCCATGTAAGATAATCATAGGTAGTAGACTCGTTCACGCTGCTTTCAAGCGCACTCAGTATAGCAGGCTCGATAATCCGCCAATGAGTTATTACTTGTTGAGGTGTTAGTAGAATTACTTCCATATAAATTATATTCCTTTAAGTAGGCGGTGAGGGCCATACTACATTACTAGGGTCAGTCGTGCTTGCAGGCAAGTCCCTCAATTGTTGACGGTAGGTGGCCCATGCAGCTTGATCGACGGGTGCATCAGGAACCTGGGTCCAATCGCAAGAGGCAAGGAGACTATCTCTCAAGCCCCTAAACAAGGCCCATGACTCTTCCGCTTCGCGATTATCAATTTCCGATTCCGAAATGCGAACCAGCGAACCATCGATGATCTTGTAATTTTCAATATTATCAGGAAAGTCGATCCAAAGCTGGATGTGATCTAATGATATTCGTTGGTCTATTATGCTCTCAGATGCTCCGCACGAAACAATGTTGCCCGTCGTATCATGTATTATGTATTTATTCATCGTTTTAACCTTATAAGCGTCATACGGATTTGGTTGGCCGTCACACTAGCGCCTGAGTCGTAATTCTGAGATGGTTGGAACGTTAGAGTGGCTGTGCCAGGAGTGGGAGAATTATATGTAAAAACTCCAGACAATGCGCTTCCACCATGGAATGCACTTGATGGCTTATTAGCATGAAACAACAAAGGCATGCCTGCTGCTTCGAGGTAAGCATGTTGATTTATTGCGGCCACAGAAGACGTAGAATTAGAATACCAGCCAACCGTAATAATACCTAAAAACTTATCGCCATTATTCGCAGGCGCGCCCACAGAAGCTATGGTTGACCCAGCCCCCACGCCATAAGAAACAGTGCCACTGTTAGTGTATGATGTGTTTAAACTTGAGATGGCGCTAGAGGCAACCTGCGTCGTATTAATTCCGCTGTCAGACACAATTAACGCCCCACTGCTGCTTTCTAACTGCGACCCAGTAAGATTGATACGGTCAGCATTGAGCGTTCCAGCATTAATTTGACTAGCGTTAACAACACCTGAATAAACATAATTGGCAACAATACTATCCGCTGTTAGAGCCACAGCTTGCCAAGAAGAGCCTGTCCAGTAGTAGTTCTTTTGTTCACTAGTATTAAACCAGATATCCCCCGTGGCAGAAGCGGTTGGGGTACTTGACTGGTAATAGCTTTTTATTTTACCAATAGAAGTAGTATAAGCAGCGTCAGCTGTAGTTTGAGCTGCAGAAGCATCATTAACCGCTGTATTAGCTGTAGTTTGAGCTGCAGAAGCATCATTAACCGCTGTATTAGCTGTAGTTTGAGCTGTTGTCAAATCAGTTACAAGACCTGTGATTTTACTTTGATCAAGCGTAGGGATAACCCCCGAATCAATACTACCTGTTCCTACAGAAATACTGTCTGCTCGGATGTTAGTTACATTAACCTGGGTAGCATCAATTGTGCCTGTAGTAATCCTGTCACCATCAATAACCGTACTGGCATCAGCAAGTCTAGTATTAAGATTAGTAAAACTTACAATACCGTCAAGGTTAACACTACGTGTTGGCGTAGTGCCTGTTGCTGTAGTACTAGTAGCAGGGCCTGTTACATCCGTAAAAATAATATCACGAAAGTAATAAGTAGTAGTGCTGGAAGCGTCAATAGTAGGTGCTGTTAAACTCCATCCAGCTGTTAAACTACTAGTAGACAAGGTAGTAAACAAGGTAGACCAAGTAATAGTTGCACTAGGCGCAGTTTGAGGCTGGCTTGTTGCACTAAGATAAACTCTTACAGTAGAAAGCCTAGGGGCGTCATTACCTGCAGCTCCTGGCTCTCCGTTAATTCCGTCAGCCGCAGGAACTCCTACCCTTGAAGCAGAGGTAAATTCGCTTGCGGCAATAGTATCAGTATTACTTGAGGAGAAAGCACTGGCAGTAATTATCCAAGAATATTGCCCTTGACTTACACTGGGGGCTGATGTTGACCAACCGTTTAAATTTCCACCTGTCAAAGCTTGAGTATCAAAAGTATAAGTAAAAGTTCCAGTAGGATCAGCAGGGGCACTATCACTGCTTGTTACTTGGTATAACGTTATTAAGGCAGTATTTGCTCCATCTAAACCTGAAATACTAAATATTTCAGGAGTACTAAACTCAGAGGTAGGTATAGTATCTGTAGTTGTATTTGCACTAGCAGTAGCTAAAGATACAAACAAATTTTCACCAGAAGATAAAGAAGGAAGAGTAGTTGACCAACCATTAAGTGTTCCGCCCGAAAGAACTCCTGTTGAAAAAGTATAAGTAAAGTCTCCACTAAAAGTTTTACTCAAAGAAGAAGCGGTGCTTTTGTTATACAAAAATACAGTTGCATTATTAAGTCCATTGGAGCCCAGTATTTTTACCCACGCACTGTCTACAAACATCCATATACTGTTAGTAGCCTCTGAATAAATTAATTGACCAATTGAACCAGGAGTACTAGAAGTAGGATCATACTGTGAAATTGTGGTCTTACTTCCGTCACCTAAGTTTCTTATTATTGATAAAAATGTATCTCTTATTGCCTTGTCTTTTATACTGGCGGGTATAAATACTTTGCTCATTTCTTACTCCTATCCTGCTAGTAGCAGTTACCTCTTACCTGAAGGTTTAACTTCAAGATCAAGTCCAGTTATTTTAGGGTTAACTGCCCCATTCATTGATACTTCTAAATTGAAGTACCTCCCATTAAGTCTATAGTCTCTTTTATAACCTAAGTTACTGTTGGGATCAAAATTTCTTTTATATATTTCTTTCCTTGCAGAATAATCTTTATCCATTTCAGAATCTACAGCAGCATTATTAAGACTATTAGAAGTAATTGCGGTTGTATTAAATTCATTAGCACTCATAGGGTATACTGCAGTAATACTTTTAGTCACATGGGGATTACCTAGATCTTGTTTAAGAAACCTTGCATATCCATTTGATTCAAAGCTATTACCTAATAAGTATGCTCCTTGATCACTGAAACCGTAAATATAAATTTGACCATTAAGTTCACTTTCTGTAATACCTGTAAGATTAGGTAAAGTTCTTTTATACCACAAATCTTCTTGGTAATTATATACGTAAGCAAAGTTTGTCCCTGTGTTTGTATTCCCCACAGCACTGTAACATACCCACACTTCTTTATCACGAGAGTTTAAAAAGGTAAAAGTACGTTTTTTGTGGGCGGGATTAACCGTATCATAAATATCTTTTTGTATTCTTCCCTTAGAAATATCTTGTTTGTTTGGTCCACCATCATGAAGATAAATACCATAGTTACCTAGCACAAAGTGTCTACCATTTCCAATATCTTCAAAACAATTAGGACTATACAAACCATCGTCATCAAATAAAAGTTCGCTTATTAAGTAAAGAGGATCTCCACTATCTTGATATCTATATACTGAGTCATCTTTGTAAACAATTAAGTAAGGACCTAACTGTGCAGCATCTAAAAGTTGCCCGGGGGTTTCAGTTAATATATCATCGCCAGCACTGTTAGTTGAATCATAACGCCAAGTTATGCCATTAATGGTGTTTATATCTGTAATAGGTGTTGACCAAGCTAAAGAAGAGTTACCTAAATTCTCATCAGATAAGTAAGCACCACTCAGATTTAAAGCAATAAGTCTATTGTTGTAAGAGGAAATACGTTGGGCAGTAACTCTGTTTGCAGCAATACTCTCTTGAGCACTACCATCTAAAGCACCTGAATACCAGTTAGCAAAATACAAAGCTTGGTAATTAGGAGATGCTTCCGTCCCGTTATTAGATATCCGTATTGGTTGATTAATACCATCGTTGACTATTATAACACCGTTAAATGTAAAGAAATCAAAACCAAATCTACCATTAAGACTTAAATTAGTTGTTGCAGTAACAGTACCAGAATTACTAATAGGGTTAAGTATGTCTTGAGATACTTGAAAGGATACTACGTTAGGAGATGACTCATACAAGTAAGCTAGATTAAAACTATCAGAACCCACAGGAGTCCATTGTGTCATAGCTAGTATATTTCTTGCAGTAGATCCAGTAACGTTTGTATCAAAGCTGCTTGGAAACTTATAGACACCTTGAAGTGATCCATCAGAGGGCCTCAAGTTGAGACCCTCCGAAAAGTTTTCAGGAGATAATGCCTGTGGTGGCACATCTGTATTCAGGCCTTTGATACCTAAATTTTGTAGTGGGATTGTTGGCATTATTCTTCCTCTAAATTAATTCCTAGTTGGTTATACTTACGTCTAGCACATCGTAATCTAAACAATCTTAACCTAGCATTAACTCTTCTTTTCCTTTTCCAAGGCTTAGATTTCACATCCTCCTGCAGTGCAGGCGAGGGTTTGCGCTCCTTCAGTATTGTCTTCCTGCTCATAAAGCGAGAGTTCATTCCAGTTGATTGGCGATGGAAATTCCGAGAGTGCTGCATTATATTCCTTTTCAGAAACAGGCTGATAAGGTGCTTGCTCGTAAGAATGTTCTGAATAGGGCAAGAACGATACTCCTGTAAGATGATCAAAGTTATCATACACCCAGGCTCCTACTTCTAACCACTCTTCTTCTTTCACATAAACAGTAATAGATACAGAGTGCTCTGCCCAGTTACGCTTTAACTTTAACCATAGTTGCAATTGTTCAATAGCACTAAGATCATCTGCCATAATAGAGCCTTCGGGGCTTGCAATTGGAAATGAAAATATAGTAGTGCTATCAGGTTTCATAAAGCAAGGTTCGCTGGGAACCCCTGATGATTTCATAAAACTAGTAAGAGGATCTTTGTTATCTCCTCGTACTGTTCTAATGTAGTGTTTAGCAAAGCGACCATGAATACCGGAAGAACTGTTAACAAGTTGGCTAACGGTACCTGAAGGTTTAATAGTTGTGATAGCTGTTGAAGAAGGAATGTTAAGCTTGTGTGCCCACTCCTCGTTAATCTCTACAGCGTAGTCACGTAGAGCTTTAATCTCTTCTTCAGTAGCGTTAATAATAGCTGGGCAATCACATACTCCTGTAAGAGATACTCCTAACAAACGTTCTTCTTCTGTATTTGATTTCCAAATACTACGAAGATAAGGAAAGTTAGTAAGTGTAGATTGTAGTGTACCAAGAATAGTTGCTACTCTAATTTTATTTTTGATTGTATCAAGAGTATCTTCTGATCGAAGTACTACTTCTGTTAAGTTACAAAACTGATTTGATCTGAGGGCAATCTCTGCACACGGGTTAGTCCCATGAATTTTATCAGAGTCCCTACGCTCAGGAGCACTCTTCTGTGCACCGTAACGACTGTAGATACCACGTTCACCTGACTTAGATTCAATAAGGGCTGTCCACTCTTTAATGAATGTAAGTGAATCAGGTTTCTGTAAGTATACAGCAGAGTTATTAGCCAAGGCACGATGAGAACTTCCTTCCCACCACTGTCCTGACTTAGCGTTCTGCATCGAGTGGTCACCAAGATCACTTAAAGAA